GGCTGACTAAATATCCAGGCTCACCATCAACAAGCTTAATGATATATGAGTTAACCGCGTCAATACGCTTTGTTGGATCATTGGTAGGTGCCGGCTCTGTCTCAAATCCAGGCTATAAGGTGAATGGTGAACACATACAGCGCTCAAGATTGCGTGTTGAGTCTCGGAAATGGCTGATGTCTAAAATGAAGCCTAAGAAGTATGGCGATAAAATCCAGCAGGACATAAATATTCCTGAAGGCGTTGTATTTAATATGCAGTTTGGGGGTAATGATGAGTCGGGTAAATAACGTTGGAGGTAATGGGCGATGACTAAAACTGCATTTCAATCAGCATTAGAGCGGACTCTAAAAACTATGACTATAGCAAAAAGGCTTGCAGAGCAACCACCTCTTTCGCCGAATCATTCTACCGCGCTGCCGTTTATAACTCCTGAGATGTGGGAGGAATTTAACGACACATGTTTAATAACATGGGATCAGAAAACAGGGAGGCCTGATTGGACTCAGACGGCGGTAGATTTCTGCGCTGTTGTAGAGGTGCGAGATTATGCCCGGCGAGAACCTTTCCAAAACCCAATTAACGAGGTGAAGGAATGAGCGAAGAACAAATAGCAATTAAAAAAGCTTTAGAAGGAGCCTATGAGATACTGTGCCCCGTTCAATTTAGTATTCAACGGATAGATGATAAGAAATCAATCGATGCGTTATTTGCGTTAGTAGCAGCTTGTGCTGATTTTGAAAAGAGAGTAGGTGGCACCAATGACTAGACCAGTAACAGTTTTTGAATGGTGGAGGCCTGGTAACGCATTGTATAGTGCGCCTTTTGAAAAGCGCGCGGTCGGGGCTGGCAACTTTCACCAATTCGGCTTTGACTGCACGGAAACATCTGAATCTATCGGCACCTATTCAACGGCAATAGTTGAGATGCCAAATGGTGAAGTTAAAAATGTACCAGTAGAATTAATTAGATTCGATGACTAAATCCATCACCTACAAAGCCTCTCCCACTGGCGCTAAGTTCCACTCAAGCAATAAGGTCGTTCGTGGCTTTCTCGGCCCTGTAGGTAATGGTAAGTCGGTTACGTGTATCAATGAGCTGCATAGACTATGTGTGCTTCAAGAGCCCAACAGCGAAGGTATACGGCTGACCAAATGGGCAATTATTCGCAACACTTACGACATGCTCGAAACCACCACACTCGATACATTCAGGCAGTGGATACCTCACGAAATCTGCACTATAAACTTAAAGCCTATGCGCGGGTATATGGACTATCCGTTACAAGACGGTACGAGAGTTAAAGCTAAGTTTATATTCTTATCTATCGATAGGCCTGATGATGTCCGCAAGATGTTATCTCTCGAAGTGACTGGTATATTCATGAATGAGTGTAAGGAGCTATCTTATGCCATCTTGAAAGGTGCCCGTGAACGTATCGGACGCTACCCCTCACAGATTGACGGTTACACTGATAAGGGCGATTACAAAGCCCCTAGATGGGAAGAAAAAGATTTAGATATGAGTCTTCCCGAAGATGTAGATTTACTTGGCACTTACAAGCCCTGTACCCGTAAAGCTGTATTAATGGATACCAACCCGCCAGAGGATGATCACTGGTGGTATCAATTAGCAGAGGAAAGCTGCTTACGATCCAATAGTACAGCTCAAGCCAAAAAAGAAGTATTAAAGATATTTGACTTTGTCCGTGGTCCATCACCACTGATCAAGCAGCCCAATGGTGAATATAAGCCTAATCCAGAAGCTGAGAACATTGCGTTCCTGCCCGGAGGTTATAAGTACTATCTAGACATGATCGCGGGTAACACTGAAGATCATATTAACGTGATGGTGATGGGCAACTACGGGACCATTAAAGATGGCAAGCCTGTGTATCCCCAATACAATGACCGATTACATTGCCCTGAAAAGCCACTAGGCGTGATTGAAGACTTGCCTATAGGATTGGGTTGGGATGGTGGATTAACGCCTTCCTGCGTTATCGGACAGCAGACAAAACGTGGGCAATTGAGAATCATCGCTGAACTGGTGTCAGAGGATATGGGAGTAAGACAGTTTGCGCGTGATGTTGTAAAGCCGTTCTTGCAGCGTAACTTCTATGGTATCGAAGTGGCATTCAGTTATATTGACCCGGCAGGCAAGGGGCGCGGTGAGGCTGAAGCTAAGTCAGCAATGGGTATCCTTAATGATGACTATATTGAAGACAATGAAGATGGTGATATCATTCAGCCGTTAAGCCTTGGATTTGAGACAGAGCCGGCACCTACCAATGATCCAACAAAGCGTATTGACGCGGTTAACTCATATATCATTAAGCTTGTTGATGGTGAGCCTGGATATTTAGTCAGCCGGAGTTGCCCTATGATCCGTAAAGGTAAGATTGGTGGCTACCAATACAAGCGCGTTCAAGTATCTGGTGAGGATAGATATAAAGACAAGCCGGATAAAAACAAGTATTCTCACCCTGCAGACGCTGAACAATATATGGCTCTAGGGTTTGCTGGCGGTTACGTGGTAGACTCCAATGATTATGATGATGAATACGACGATTTCTCAGAAGTGGGCGTGATGGGGTATTGATAATGGATAAGCCAAGAGTACGGATAGTCATGGGCAAATACATATGGTTAGCGATTGCGCCAAATGGTTTTACAATGCCGCTAGAAGAATATTATGAACGTATGCAACGCTTAGCTAGGAATAGACATGGCAATTAATGCAACGGGGTATTGATATGGAAGATTTCGGGTTAGCGAAAGTTAAGAGTGAAGGCATCATTGTTGATTATGATGATGGGATGCCGGGTAACGGTCAGATCAGTGAGACAAGATGGATTGAGATGTGCTATGACCCTGAAGATAACATTAGCCATATTGACCTTGAACCGATCAGAGAAGTGATTCAAACCCAGCAGCTATGCAATGGGTACACTGATGATGACATGTATCTAATGATCACGGCGTTGGCTAACGAATTCGTGCCTAAAGGATATTGATATGAAACTTGGACTTGCAATAAGAAATGGGGGCCCTCAAAAGCAATCTAACGGAACAACAAAACTGCACAATAGAAACCTATCAATTGTTGACTTAAACACAGGCGATGAGCTTGAAGAAAAGGTAGCTTATTTGTGGGGTAGCAAAAATCTTCTATTATCTGGACCTGAGCCGTTGCTGACAGAAGAATATTTTGAAGGTGACCCAGATGACGCCTCTTATGTAGTGCTAGTGTTCCGGTGTGATAGTGCGCACGAACTTATTAGCAAACCAACCACGCCAGGGCCCGGTATATAATATCAAGAAGGAAATATTAGAATGGCAATCATACCAATCAATATCGAAGACCAAGAAATAGAAGAACGGGAAGAAGAACGCGAGGATATGCTAGAAGGCGTTGAGCTTCTGGCTGATATGTTTATTCCTGGCCCCAATGGGGATTTCTTTGTTCCTAAGCCTAATATCGCTGATATGTTTCCTTCTGACTTGCTGCTTAAAGTAGGCCGCCAAGCTAAGGAAGGTTATGAAGCTGATTTAGATTCTATGACCGATTGGTCGGAGCTTGTAGATTTCGGGCTTGATCTAATTAAACAGGAAACCAACCCGCGCTCTGAGCCCTGGGATGGTGCTGCTAACTTCAAGTCACCCGAGCTGATGAAGGCTGCGTTAAAGTTCTCTGATCGTGCATCACCTGAATTGCTGCGTGGCTATGAAATCCTGAAGACCAAAGTTATTGGTGACGACCCTAACAATCAGAAGTTTGATCGTGGCGAACGTGTGTCAGAGTTCCAGAACTGGCAGCTTAACGTTGAGATGCCAGAGTGGAGAGAGGAACATGAGAAGCTTATTTACGATTTACCTTATGTCGGTACAGTATTCAAAAAGACTTTCTTCGACGCTCAACTAGGCCGCAATACTTCTAAGTTGATTACCTACCCTAACTTTGCTGTCAGCCAGGATGCGGAATCTATCACTCGTCTGCCACGATTCTCTGAGATGCACGACTTCAGCGAGAATGAGGTCATCGAAAAGCAGCGCCAAGGGTTATGGCTTGACGTTGAATTGAGCTTGGGTGATCGTGATGAGGAAACTGATGAAGAATCAGAGGCAGATAACTTTACATCCTTTATTGAGCAAGATGGATTCTTTGACTTAGATCAAGATGGGTATGATGAGCCTTATACAATCGTATTCCAAGAGTCTACGGGTAAAGTTGTTCGCATCATGCCGCGCTTTGAACCTAAAGATGTATTGATTAAAGATGAAAAGAATCGTAGAGCTTCCACTCTTGATCGCCTAATGAGCGGTGGTGGACTTCCAGAAACAACGGGTGAACGTGAAGTTGTCCGGATCACTGCACAAGAGAACATCACCAAGTATGGTTTCTTGCGTGATCCTCAAGGCGGTTTCTTAGACGTTGGTTATATTCACCTATTGTCAGCTATTGTGGCGAGCATTAATACCACGACTAACCAGTTAGTAGATGCTGGTACATTGGCC